ATGGTAGTATGTTAGATTATTATAATACTTGTCAAATAAAATGTAAAGTTGCTAACGAGGATAAGAGTATTTTTATAACAGCCGAAGGACTTCTTATGCCGTGTTGCTGGACTGCTGGACGCATGTACAAATGGTGGCATAAAGATTTTCGTGTTGAGCAGATATGGGATTTTATTGATCGTGCAGGCGGTAAAGAAGGTATTGATGTAATTAATAACAATTTAGGGGATGTTATTAATAAGAGCGGCTTGCTACAGGATATTACAAACAGTTGGTCTTTGAACAGTTTAGAGCAAGGTAAATTGGGAGTTTGTGCACAGAAGTGCGGAATAGAGTTTGACCCATTTGGCGAGCAGTTTACTTAGTATTTCTTCTATTGATAATTAAATCAAGTTTCTTTATATTATTCTTATTTTGCAAGATCAATTTAGTGCCAGCATGTAAAGGTTTTGGCCATGCACCAATATTAACCCACGCATAACCTACGTGTTCATCGTTTAGTTCTGGGTGAAATTCGTTATTAATAATACTTACAAAACTAGCATAGTTAAAACCGTCGTCGTTGCTAACAAAATTATCTAAAGGAATAGTTTTAATAATTTTAGGAAAGTTTATTAATTCTTCTTTGAGTTCTCGTTCTAACGCACTACCTAGGGTTTCTCCCTCTTCAACTTTTCCGCCAAAGAAACTCCACGTCAGTGGGTGAGAACTGTCTTCGGATCGTAAGCCTAAGAGTATACGATTAGTTTTTAGGCTTAAAAAAATAGTGCCTACTGCTTTTATCATTATAATATACTATACTTTTTTAGGTGTATATGTATATTTACATGATTTACAAAACCATTTGCCGCTTTTATTTGTAAACATCTCTTTACCGCACAAGCATTGTACAAGCGTTTGTACTTCTTTTTTTACATCACTATCCGCCAGAACCCTGGGTAATACCTCCCCTGGTACGAGTCTAGCCATTGTGTTCCGTTCCATTTAAATTGGTCTCCGGTGTAGTTATTTTGTATGTAAGTGAGTTCCTCTGTTGCTGATGAATCAAAAAATACCACCCAATTACTTCCATTAAATTGAATAATGTCATTTGTGTTTGCTACTAAGTTACCCCATGCTTGCGTTTCGTTTTCAACACCAGGTGCGCCTATGTCGTCTAGGATTAAATATCTTTGATTTGTTGTAGCAGCCGGTAATGTGCCATCGCCGGGATAACTTGCGTGTGGGTTAATAATTGCATTAACTGTAAAATCTGTTCCTGGCAATGTATCAGTGTCAACGGTGTAGTCTACAACATTTCCAGTTCCTGTTGTTGTAATAGTTCCAATAATATCGTCTGGGTTTGTCTGAAGTTCTGGATCCTGATTAAGACGTAATCTAACTTGCGTTACGCCTTCTTTTAAACCACCATATGGTTCTAAATAATCTACCCAACTTAATTCTTTACCGTCGCCGCGGTCATTTATACCAGCATGATTTAGTAATTTTATTTGCCCATTGGAAACATTAATTGAGGCATTGCTCGGTGTAATAATATCGCGTGTTAGGAAGTCTTGTGTACCAAAGAAATCATAAGCATCCGGATCAAAGTCTTCGGGATAGTCGTTGATTTTATTTGTAATCTGATTAATAACACGTTGTTGATATACTTTTGCAGGAGGACTGATCCAAACCGGCATAGTAAATGTCATAGATGCGATATCAATTGCAGAATCTATACCTTGCGGTACGCCGCGAGAACTCCAACTAATGTCTGTTAGTTCAACAACAACAAGCGATGTCCAGTCAAGTATGTTTGTGCTACTTTGCAGTTCGATTGATGGGTTAAACAAGACCATTATTTGTTCCATTAGTTGTAATTTTTGATCAGCATTGCTTGTCCATACATCTACTTGCATAGTTAACGTATACGGAGTGGGCATTATTCTTTCTACGCTATATCTATTGCCTACTTTGTTAGTATATTTTCCAGTTTCTGGATCAAACTCTCGCTCTATAATTTGTTGTTTGTCAACGTATAAAGGATCTAATGTTCTAGATCTGTCAGGTTGTACTGTTAAGATATGCGAAGTAATGAATGGACAAGAATTAACAACATTCTCGCTGTTGTTTCTTAAAATATGCCCTACCATGCGTTGCATGTCTGCATATCTGCATGGGACTTTAATAAACTTTTCTACGCCATCTTTACCCTTACCGGTTTTAACTAGTAAGCCGCCAAACAACCGCATGAATTGTAGAATATATCTACGAAACTGTTCGTCGTAAAAATAACCTGCTTCTCTATATCTACTTGCCATATTCTATCTCTTTAAAAATCCGTTTTGGGTTTTATTGCTCTACTTAAACCTTGTTTTGAAGATACAGTTGTGTTTGTATTTCTGTCAACTGTTGAATCGGTATTTTCAATAAAGGTTGTAAGTATTGTGTTAGCGGCTCTCCATACATTCCGTGTGTCATCCTCGACCTTGATCCATAGTTCGCCTTTTCTCATAAACAGTCTGTGTGGATTAAAATCTGTTCTTAAGAAATATGCACCTTCTGATGGATTTTGTGGAAATGTTTCGCCGCTTCCTACTACTGATGCACCGTTAGGGGGTGTCGCATCTGATGTCCACACTGATGGTTTGTGTGTTTCCTCGTCAATGAAAATATGTCCGCCTTCAAAGCCATGTTTGGGAACTTCGTTTTCGCCCTGTTCTAATATCGCCTCACTAATTTCAAGTTCGTTATTGTATGTACTTAGGATATGTTTTAGATCGTTTGCTTCGTCTCCGTCACCGAGTATGTCTCGATATTCCATTGTGTCAACTAGTGCATTACATTTTACACGAACAAGATGAGGCCACCAATTTGCATCGAATCCGGCTGCTTCTCTTATTACATCTTCGACTACATAAAATTTTCTTATCGGTCCTGCTGAATTATCTAAACCGGTGTCGTCGAGTAAGTGTGGCAATTCTAACACATCACCCGCCATAATTTTGCGACCTAATATTGCCATAGTATCATTTAAGTGAAATGTCATAAAGATATTATCTTGTGCAAGAAATAATCCAAACTGTGTTAAGTCAAAGTCGTTGTCAGCAGGAGAATATACGCCGCGTAAGTCGTAAACATTTTCGTCGTACTTTCGGTCTCTGTTTTCTAAAAATAGCAAATCTTGTATTCTTGTTTCAGCAACAATATCTTCTGTAGACTTTCTTTTACCATAATTAGGTTGTGTAACATCTTCTTGTTCTACAGTACCGTCTTCTAAAATTGTTTCGCCTTGATCGTACACCCCTACATATTTGTGTACAAATACACCTGTGCCACCTGCGTAGATATGCTCGCCGACAATTCGGTCAATAAACTTATAATCATTTCCTTTAACAGGCTTCCAGAGTGATAATCTAGGCATAGTTAAATCCCTTTATTGTATTTATCGCTTTGGTTAAGGTTGACAGTTATTCGCTGTGTAGTATAATGTAGTTAATAATAGAGGAATTGTATTGAAACATTTAATCAGCATCATAGACGCAGACATCCCTTTATTACTAGAAAGATCACAGCAAATTGAGGCACACGGCCCTCCGCAATACCGTCATCCCAAGGTATTATGTAATTTATTTTATGAACCTAGTACAAGAACAAGCAGTAGTTTTGCTAGTGCTATGTTTCGCATGGGAGGACAAGTAATATCAATTAATGATGTTAACTATAGTTCTGTTAGTAAAGGCGAAAACTTAGAGGATACTGTTAGAACTGTAGGCACTTATGCTGATGCTATTGTATTGCGTTCCAAAATAGCAGGGGAAGCGCACAGGGCAAGTTTAGTTAGTGATGTACCAGTTATTAATGCTGGCGACGGAAACGGCGAACATCCTACGCAGACATTATTGGATCTTTATACAATATATAAACATTTTGGGCGTATAGAAGACTTAACTGTGACATTTGTAGGTGATATTGAAAACGGTAGAACAGTTCATAGTTTAGATAAAGCACTGACAAATTGCGAAAAGTATTTTTGCGAAACATATGATAAAAGTATATGGCCTACTAGTGATGTTTATTATCTAACAAGGGTTCAGCGCGAGCGCGGAAGCGAAGGCAGTTATAGCATGCGAAAGGAACATATACACCATATTCCAGAGACCTCTATTGTTATGCATCCATTTCCTCGCAATGAGGAGATACCAACATGGTTTGACAGCGACCCTAGGGCAAAATACTTTGAACAAATGCACAACGGATTGATTATGAGACAGGCGATTTTAGCAGAATTTTTATAAAATTCGTTAAGGTTGACAATTATTCAATGTATAGTATAATGTTTAAATAGCAATAAAACAAGGAAAAACTGTGGCCGCTAAAAAGAAAGCAAAAAAACGTGTAGCAAAAAAGAATGATGGTGCGTTTGGAGCACCAGACTGGGACGACTTACAGTATACTGCTGACGAGTTGCTAGATCTTGATGATGAGAAAAAATTAGAAATAAAATTGCGTGTTATGCAAGGATTAAATTTTTACAACTATCATCATTCATCTAAGGACAGCAAGCAACCGCTTATCGAGTGGATGAAGAAGCAGAAGGTTGTAGATAAGAACGCAATTAAAATAATTAAAGCCGCGCCAGATACACAGATAGGTATTACTGCCGGCTCTATTGCGCGTATGCTACTTAAAGGTGCGCCGCCTACGGATAATCTTGTTGCTGGACTTAAAAAGAGAATTCGAGAAATTGTTGAATCGGTAGAGAATCCACAAAGTTGGGGTGGCAGTTTAAACGATGGGCAAAAGCCAAAAGTAGATAAACCAAAAACAGCACAAGTTATCTCTATTCAAGATCGTATGATAGAGAAAACAAACGCCTTTGTTGGTGAGTACGTTGAGAGTGCTATTGA